ACACATGCCCAGCAATACCTTCTCGGTCGGCCGCGATTGCCAGCTCGTCGTCATGGGGCCCTTCGGCCGGGTCGATCTCACCCATGTCACCGGCTTCGAGAGCCGCCAGGTGACCTCGCCCATCCGCATCGACCGCATCGACGGCGTGCTGCTCGCCGCCGAGTTGCCGAAGGGGTGGGAGGGCTATTTCGATCTCGAACGCGGCTCCTCGGCGGCGGACGATTTCATCGCCAAGCTGGAGGCGAGCTATCTCTCGGGGGCGCTGATCGTGCCCGGCACGTTGTATCAATACGTGCAGGAAACCGATGGCTCCACTTCGACCTATCAATACAACACGGTGGTGTTCAGGTTCGCCCAAGCCGGCACCTGGCGCGGCGACCAGAGCGTGAAGCAGCGCCTGGAATTCTTCGCCGCCACCCGCACCCGCGTCTGAGCCAGCGCATGAGCAGCGACACCGAAACACCGTCCGGCCGTCTCGTCGCCGCCGCACTGGAGATGTGCGAGGTGACGGACGGCCAGGGCCGGCGCATTGCCGTGCGCCGTCTCACCGCGCTCGACAAGCTGCGGCTGTTCAAGGCGGCCGGTCCCGGCCTCGCGCAGAACCAGCCCTGGCTCGGCATGGCGGTGCTGGCCGCATCGGTGGCCGCGATCGACGACATTCCGGTGCCGCCGCCGGCCACCGAGGCGCAGATCGAGGGATTGGTGGCGCGGCTGGGCGATGCCGGCCTGTCCGCCGTCGCCACCGGCCTCGATGCCGCCGCGCCGCCAGCCGATCTGGCGGCCCACGCGGGAAACTGAGCCGGCACCCCGATCTGGTCGATTGCCTGTTCCTGGTGCGGAACGGGGTGCCCTTCGATGTCGCCTTCAGCCTGCCCCCGGAAGACCGCCTCGCCTGGGTGGTCGCACTCGGCACACTGGATGGCAACGAGTTCGACTTTGCAGCCATGCGCTGGAAGGATCGCGGATGAAACTCGCCGCACTCGCTGCCGGCCTCGCCCGGCTCGACCTCGACGCCATCGCCAGCGCCACGCTCGCGTCCGAGGCGAACCGCATCGGCGAGGCCGTGCGCGAGGCGCTGTCCCACACGCCGGGAGAGAGCCACGTCTACCCGTGGAAGCAAAGCGGGACGTTGCAGGACAGCATCGGCGTGGCGGCGGAGAACGGGGAGGCGGTGATCGGCTCTGACGATCCCGTCGCGGTGTGGCAGGAGCACGGCACGCAGCGCATTCCGCCGCGGCCGTTCCTCGCACCGGTGGCCGCGCTGACCGCGCCACAGGCCGCCTCCGCCGTCGGCGCTGCCGTGGCTGCCGCGATCGGAGGCGTGTGATGGACGACGCCTATCTGATCGGCATCCGCCTCGCGCTCGACAACGGCGTGAGTGCGGGGATCGCCACGATCTCGCGCGAGCTGGCGGCGCTCGACGGCGCAATCGCAACGACGACGGCGCATCTGCAACGACTCGAACAGGTTGCCGCGGGTGCGACCGGCGCGGTGGCGGCGGTGCTGCCTCGGCTGGATGCGTCGGTCCCTGCCACTTCTGCGGCCGGGCCGGAGAATACGCCCGCCGCACTGTCTTCCCCGGCCCCTGCGCCGCGTCCGGATGCCCCTGTCGCCGCCGCGCCCGCCACCCGGACCGAGCGCGGCGGGGAGGGCTCCACGGCCCCATTTGCCGCGCCGTCTGCGCTGCCGGACCGGACCGGGAGCGCGCCCGCGGCCGCTGTGGCAGCCCCGACGCCGGCCAGCGCCGCGCCGGTGTCGCGGACCGTGCCTGTGGAGGCGCCGCCGCGTCCGGGTCCGTTGCCGGCTGCCACGACCACGCCGCCTCCCGCCGCCTCGCCGCCGGCTGCCCCGCTGGCCTCGCCGCCGCCGTCTCCGCCGATCGCCCGCGCTGCGCCGCGCGAGGATACCGCGCGTGGCACAGCGCCGGTTGCCTCACCGCCACCGTCACCCCCGGCCGCCCGCCCGGTGCAGATCGCGCCGATGCCACCTGATCCGAGCACTGCGAAGGCAGCCACCGCCGCGCCGCCACCGCCCGCGGCACCGCGCCCACCGGCCGAGCGGCAACGCAGCGCGGCCACCGACTCACCGGTTGCTCCGAAGGCCCCGCTCTCCCCGGCAGCGGCGGCGAGCGCAAGCCTTCGCGCATCTCCCGGCCCCGCCAACCCGCCCGCCTCCGTGGCACCGCCGGTGCGGCAGGCCGGGGCGGCCGGCCCGACGCATGGCGACGTGTTCCTCGATGGCGAGCGCGTCGGCACCTGGATGTCCGACCGGCTCGGCCGCGCCGCGTCCCGCCCGCAATCCGGCAGCACCGGCGTCGATCCGACGCTGACGCCGGCCTGGCCGGGCACGCTGCAGGGCCAATGATCGCGCCATCGCGGCCCGTTAACCCCATTCGATCGGAGCTCTCCGCATGATCGGCTCGCTCCTTCTCGGCCCGGTGCTGTTCCTCGATTTCGAGGTCCCGGAGCGCATCGCGTTCGGCGGCGCCCAGCGCCTCGCCGTGCATCATCTGCCCGGCGGCGGACGCGTTATCGACGCGCTCGGCCGCGACGATGCGGACATCGCCTGGTCCGGCACCTTCAGCGGCCCCGACGCACCCGACCGCGCCCGCCTGCTCGATGTGCTGCGGGCACAGGGCGCGGTGCTGCCGCTGACCTGGGATGCGTTCTTCTACGCCGTGGTGATCGCTCGGTTCGAGGCCGACTACGCCCATCCCAACTGGGTCCCTTACAAACTCACCTGCACCGTGCTGCGCGACGAGGCGGCGAGCCCCGCCATTGCACCGCCCGATCTCGGCAGCGATCTGCTCGCCGATCTCGCCACCGCCGCGGCGGCGATCGACACGAGCCAGGCCATCGGCTTGCTGCAGGCCAAAGGCGCCACCAGCCGCGGCACGGCTGCGTATGCCGCCGCCGTCACCGCGGTCTCCGGCCTCTCCGCGTCGCTGGCATCGACCATCGCGACCGCGGACACCATCCTCGCCGCCACCCCGCTCGCCACACAAGCCGGGCTCGGCCAGGCGGCCGACACCGCCGGCACGTTGGCCGCCGCCACCCAGGCCAACGGCTTCGTCGGCCGCGCCGCCGTCAATCTCGCCAACGCCAGCAGTTGAGGCATCCGCATGGACACGCTCACCACCGCAGGCGGCAATCTGTTCGCCATCGCAGCGGCGCAACTCGGCGATGCCACGCAATGGATTCGCATCGCCACGCTCAACAACCTTTCGGACCCGGTGCTGCAGGGCGTCGTCACGCTGGTGATGCCTGACGTCGATCCGTCGGCGGGAGGCGGCATTGCCCAGCAATGATCTCTCCCTCGTTCGCCAGCCGCGATTGCAGGTGCTGGCCAACGGAACGCCGCTCGCTGCACCGCTGTCGGCGCAGATCGTCAGCAACAACCATCATGCCGCCGACCGCTTCACCGTCACGGCCGCACTTCCCGCTCCCGCCGATGCGGCGATGTGGGCCGATACCGCCGACATCGCGCTCGATGTCCGCATCGCCGTCGATGCCGCGGCGCCCGTCAGTCTGATCCAGGGCCATGTCGATCTCGTCGATCTCGATGCCATCAACGGGCGGCTGACGCTGGAGGGGCGCGACAACACCGCAGCGCTGATCGAGGCCCGCACACAGGAAGCCTTCGCCAACCGCAGTTCGAGCGAGATCGCGACGCTGCTCGCCGGGCGGCACAGCCTGACGCCCGATGTCGCGGTCACCACCACGCCGGTGGGGCGCTACTGGCAGCTCGAACACGACCGCATCACGCTCGATCAGTTCAGCCGTGCCACCACCGAGTGGGATTTGCTGGTGACGCTGGCGGCGCATGAAGGTTTCGACGTCTGGGTGAGCGGCACCACGCTGCATTTCCGCCCCGCCGCGAGCGCCGCGCCGAACCCGACGCCCGCGGCCGTGCTGACCGCGATCGGCAACGGTGCAAACGTGACGGGCCTGCGGCTCGAACGGTCCCTGACGCTGGCCGGCGCGATCGAAGTGACGGTGAAAAGCTGGCACAGCCGCAGCGGCACGCCATGCGTGCAGACCGCGAGCAAGAGCGGCAGCGGACCGCCCCGCAGCTACGTCTATGTCGTCCCGAACCTCACGCCCGATGCGGCTCTGAAGCTCGCGCAAACGAAACTCATCGAACTCGCCAGCCACGAGCGGGTGGTGGTTGCCGACATGCCGGGCGACCTCCTGCTCGCCCCGCGCATGGCGGTGGCGGTTGCCGGCACGAACACGGCGTTCGATCAGCTCTACTGGATCGACGAGATCGACCGCTCGCTGC